AAAGGTGAGAAAGGTCGTCCACCTACTAGTGCAAATCTTACATTAGCTCCTCCATAAGTCTCGGATAAGTCTCCTATTCTATATGACTCTACTCCTGAGATTATATTNAATATATCCTCATCTTTATACTGGGATAAGAAATAAGCCTGTTCTATCTGTGCATGTTGCACCTTCTCATCTATTGGATGTATAAATACTATCCCACTAGTTGTGTCTGGCTGTATTGTCCATCCTGAGACTGTAGCTGTTCCTGTAGCACTAACCCAATCGGTTATAGCTAAAGTCTGTCCCCTACCAGTCCCCTCTCGGATAACTACTGTTCCCCCATTCAAAACATCATCTGCTAAATACTGCTGTCCTCCTAATTGTAAAACTGAGACTGTAGTAGCAGTTGCTGAGGTAGCATTGCCATAATGTAGTGTATTATAATAAACCCTTGGGAAGGCTAATTTTTGCTCTCTACGGTAGTCTTTATCTCTATCATATACCTCGTATGCTTTATATCTTATCTCATTCATCTGAAGTGCTGCCTGTTTTAAGAAAGCCTCCTTCTTGGCTGTAGATAGGGCAGCCCAAGCATCATAACCCTGTTTGGTTAATAGATAATCATTAGCTTCTGCCACTGTGACATAAGAGTTCTGTTCTGGATGTGATAATATTGTATTTAATGCCATACTGTAATTTGATTATTACAATAAGTTTATCATTTGTTGCCTTATCTCATCATAAGACTTCTTTAAGCTGAATTGACTGGCATATTCTGCCCTCTCTTTATCTAATCCCTCTGTGAATTGTCCTGTCTTAGCTAACCACTCATTATATGCCTGTCTCAATTGTTTTCTAGTAGATTGTATCTGTGGCTCTGACCATACTCCTAAGTCATGCTGGTCATAATCCTCCCTATAATATACAGCCTTNGCCATATCACACTGGATCTCATAGCAATACCTATCATCAAAATACTCGGCTATCCCATGTGCATTAGGTATAATCACTGGCATACCTGTGTTCATAGCCTCTAATGGTGTCATCCCAAAGCCTTCACCACGGGAGGGGAATATAAATACATCGTGTTTTGCCAATAATCCCAGTAGCTCCTGCTGATTGTAATCTTCTATAATGGTATCTATTCTATAGTCAAAATAAGGGTAATTATTGCCACTATAAGCCTTCATTGTAAGTATAGCCCTGTCTACATCAGGGTCAAACTCTTGTGTAAAGGCCTCAATCACAACATCAAACCCTTTTCTAAAGTCAAAAGCATTATAGTGAAGTATTCTGAATGCTATATTGTCAGGTCTGGGCTGGTAAGTGTAGATATCTGCATCCACCCCGTGTGGGATAACTATACTGTCTATTCCAAACTGATTATAGAATATATCTCTGGCAAACTTGGACGGGGTGATAACTACATCTAACTCCCTTATATACTGCTCCCAGTCTGGCGGACATTTGCTAGACTCAAACATAAAATAACCTATCTTTTTGCCACAGCCTTTTAGCCACTCTACTTGTGGTGGTTGATGGTATAGGAAGGCTATCTCTTGCCCCTTATTCTCTGTCTCAAAGTGTATTTCTGTGTCATCTTGGTTGATATTGTACCAAGTGTTAGCAACATTGCCAAAACCGCCTATTTTAGTCTTTAGCGGGGGTGTGGCGAAGTAGATATTTTTCATATTATTTCCAAAGTTGATTTAATAATCCTCTTATTGTTAAACATCTATCTAGTGCAATCGTAAAAAGACTATATTGGAGTTCTCCAAGTAATAAAAGTTCATGATATTTAATTTGCTTCCATATTTCTTTATTGTGTGTTTCTTTTTTATTATATAAACTATCTAATTGTCTTGGTGTATTCATACTTGATATATGTTAGTTGTATTTTAAGTATAAACTAAAAAGAGCTATATTTCAAGCTCTTAATAGTTATAAGTGGGGAATTATTAGGCTTCTAATAAAGCAACTCCTAGTCCCTGTCTCATTATAGATACTCCGTAAAGGGCTTCAGCTCTTGCGAACATTCCTCCAATTTTAGCATCATATCCCATAGTTAGTCTGATAGATAGACCTGTCTCTGGGTCGTTGTAAACTCCTTGGTTTACTCCTAGTCCATTTCCATCAACTGGAAGTGGTCGGATTGCTAGACCAATAGCATCTCGGTGGAAAGCCATGTTATATTTGCTAACTGGGCTTCCTCCTGATTGGATCAACTGAGTCTCAAAGATTGACATTCCAGCTACTTGTGGTAGGTTAGCAGACTGTGCTACATCTCCACCAAAGTTTAATACTTTGTTGATATCATCATCTTTCAAAAGGTCAGCATATTTACTAGCAGATACAGCATAGATGAAAGGTCCTTCAATTGGAGCTTTGTTTCCAACTAGAGTTTCTCTCAAAGATACTATGTCATCATAGTGATTAGCAGTTTCAGCTTTTGTATTGCTAAAAGATAATCCAAGAGTAGCAACAGAAACATCAATTTGCTTTAATACTGAGAAGATAGCTTCTGTAATATATCCTTGTAATACATCTGGTCGTGCCATTGCTCGTCCTACATCTTCAATAAGAACAGTCTTGTGCTTGTGTTGGTTAAGAGTAATGGTTACATCGCTGTCAGCAGGTCCAGTTAAAGCATATTCAGATCCAGCTACTTTGTTGTCAGCTGTTCCTAAGTCTCCTAAGAAACCAACTTTTACAGCTTCTCCAAAAGCTCTAACATCTTCTGAGAAATCTACATTTACAAAACGAGAAATTCCTCTTCTTTCTTTTAAGGTCTCCATAGCAGTTGCGGCTGCAACAGTAGGGATGAATGAGTCAAGTAATGACTTTGTTATTTCATTAGCCATATTGGTAATTTAATTATTATTGTCCTAGTAATATTCGTCCTTCTTTTTGTGCCTGTTTTATATCTTTGATATTCTGGGCTACAAACACTGAGTCTCTTAGCTGTGACTCTTTATAAATCACACCGCTAGTCCCACTTGGGTTTCCACCTTGTGGATTACCGGCATTGCTAGTTGTCTCAGGTTTGAAAAGATAGGGCATTTCAGTTTTTATTCTCTGTAATTCAGCGGATAATGCTGTGGTGTTAACCTCCCCAGTCTCATCAGCTACCTTATCAGTCTCAACAAATCGCATAATTGCATTTACATCGTGAGGATTGTACTTTACTGCTTCCTGTATAAGGGATTTCTCAAGATTGCTTTGCTTATATCTGTTCTTGATATCTTCAAGCTCTTGTGAACGGGTTTCTGCAAGTTGTTTCCAGTTACCTTCCTCTTCCGCTTTTTTAGTCTCGAATTCGGCTAACTTAGTTGCCAATTCTTTTTTTTCTCTATTGACTTCATCAAAGCGGCTCTTGGGGATTTGTATTTCCTTTGGAGTATCTTGTACAGTGGTCTCAGTACTAGTTTCTTGGGTTGTATCGCTTCCCTGCGGTTGTAGTTCCTCAGACATAGTCTTATGTAATTATACTAATAACATCCGTATCGTGGATGAACCGTTATCGGTATACTACCACTTGTTGCCTAGTTTGTTATATAATCAGCTAACACATCTAAACTTTCTTTTAATCTCTGGTCTTTAGTCTTCTTCTGAATATCCCTAATTGCTTTTATATCCTTATCTTTTATAGCTTGGTTGACTAGGTTGTAGTCTTTTATACCTATTTTGGTTGTGAAGGTATCAAATGCCCTGAGAATAGATTTAGGGCTGTTAGTGGTCAAGTTCTGGCTTTTTACATTTTCTTTCTCTACATAACTTTGAGTGTCCACATCCCAGACTTTGCTTACATCTGCTAATCCCTCTGTAAATGGGGATATAGCATGTCTACAGTTTACATGTTTTAATCCTGACTCTGTAGCCTCTGCTAGGGTAGTATAGCCTCTAGTTCTACCTGTTAGGGATAACACCTCATTTTCCCAAGGTCGGCACAAAGCACATTCTCCAAAATGGTCTGAGACTTGCACTAAATCGTAACCTTCTTCAATTATGGTATTGCTAGTCCCCTGCCACTGTGCATCTGTAAGTATGCTTCTAGCCACACTGGAGGCATAGGTA